AATCTACATCTGCTTACGCTGTTAATTTAGAAGAAGTATTAGCTGAAGTTGAAGAACTTAAAAAAGAACTTCAAGAAGTTAATTTATTAAATGCTAAACTTCTTTATACTAACAAAATCTTCAAATCTAAGAATTTAACTGAAGATAAAAAATTAAGAGTATTAAAAGCTTTTGATAAAGCATCTACAGTTAAAGAAGCAAAAGTTATCTTTGAAACATTAAACGAAGGCGTAGCTGATAAAGCTAAAAAAGTAGTTAATGAAATTAAAGGTAGCGCATCTAAAGCAACAGGTACAGCTCCTGCTGCTAAACAACCAATCGTTGAAAGCGATGCTATGGTTGAAAGATTTAAAAAATTAGCTGGAATAATTTAAATTAATTTTAAAAACTAATAACCATGAGTTTACAAACTTTATTAGAAAGTGCAAACCCATACCACTCAGTTCAATCTGATGCAGCTAAATTAGCTGATAAATGGGAAAAAACAGGTTTATTAGAAGGTTTAGATGGTGCTCATAAAAATAATATGGGAATCATTCTTGAAAACCAAGCTAAACAACTTGTTGTTGAAAGCTCTCAAACAGGTGGTGGTACTTCATCTCAAGGTACTTTTACTGCTGGTGTTGGTGAGCAATGGGCAGGTGTAGCACTTCCTTTAGTAAAAAGTGTTCGGACAAATTGCTTCTAAAGAATTTGTTTCTGTTCAACCTATGAATTTACCTTCTGGTCTAGTATTTTATCTAGATTTCCAGTATGGTACTACAAAATCTCCTTTCACTTCAGGTAATTCTGTATATGGTGATAGAGGAGGTAATGAGCCTTTTGGTAACACAAACACAGGTGGTGTTTATGGTGCTGGAAGATTTGGATACTCTATTAATAACACTGCTTCTGTAGCTACTCCTGCTTCTACAGCTTCTGCTACATGGCAAGACTTCAACTATGATGCTGATTATTCAGCTTCTGTTGCTGCTGGTGACTATAGAAAAGTTGTTATCAACACTTCTTCTTTATCAAATCCTGATTTAGAAGGTGTAAGAGCTTTCCAATTAGCTTCTGGTTCGGGTGCTATCCAAGTATCTGCATTTACTAAGTTAAATTCAACTAACAGTGCTGTTGAATTCTTCGTATCTGCTTCTGATGCTGCTGATCCAATCGGAAATGTAACAATTACTTATCAACAACAACCTACTGATCAATACAGAGGTGATTTTGAAGATGGTAATACAGGATTAAATGGTGAAAACTCTACTATTTCAATCCCTGAAGTAAACGTACAGATGAAATCATCTGCTATCGTTGCTAAAACAAGAAAACTAAAAGCTGTATGGACTCCTGAGTTTGCTCAAGATCTTAACGCTTATCATGCTTTAGATGCTGAAGCAGAATTAACTTCTATCTTAAGTGAGTACATTTCATTAGAAATTGACTTAGAAATCTTAGATATGATTATTAGCTCTGCTGGTGCTGGAAGCGAAGTATGGTCAGCTGTTAACAACAGAGCAATTGCTCAAGATGCTAATGGTACAGTAACTGATTTAGGTTTCTACAATAGCCAAGGACAATGGTTCCAAACTTTAGGAACTAAAATCCAAAAACTAAGTAATAACATTCACCAGAAAACTTTAAGAGGTGGAGCTAATTTCTTAGTATGTTCTCCAACTGTAGCTACTATCCTAGAATCTATTCCAGGATTTGCTGCTGATTCTGATGGCGATGCTGCTAAAATGAATTATGCATTCGGAGTACAAAAAGTTGGTGCTTTAAATAGCAGACAGAAAGTATACAAAAACCCTTATATGAATGAAAACGTAATCCTATTAGGATTTAGAGGTTCTCAATTCTTAGAAGCTGGTGCTGTATTCTCTCCATACATTCCGTTAATCATGACTCCTCTAGTATATGATCCAGATACTTTCACTCCAAGAAAGGGATTATTAACTAGATATGCTAAGAAAATGCTTAGACCTGAATTCTACGGAACAATTGAAGTTAATGGTTTAGATACTCTATAAGATTTAATCTTACTTTAAT